GACGCCCACTGGGACGACCCGGTCGTCCGTTGGGACGACCCGGACTTCGACTGGCTCGGCATCCCCGTCGCCTTCGAGGTTTACAGCGTCGACCCGCTGTTCGGGCCCGACGCCGGGGGCACCCAGGTTGATGTGACCGGCCGGGGGTTGGAGCTGGTCGCCGGGATCACCGTCGGCGGCAGCGAAGCCGACGACATCGTCATCGACCCATCCGGCGAGTCGCTCACCTTCACGACCCCGCCCGGCACCGCAGGCGGCGCAGCGATCGTCTTCTCCTTCGAGGTCGCCGACCGGCCCGCCACGCTGCGCTTCGCCGACCCGTTCATCTTCCAGGCGGCCGAGCTGCCGACACCGCCGCCACCCACCCCGCCTGTCACCTCCCCGCCCGAACCGGAAGGGCCGAACCCGCCGCTACGCCTCGTCCTCGAAGGCGGGCCCAGCTTCGATCTGTCCAACGCCGAGCTTTTGCACATCACCGAGGTCGACTTCGGGTTTCCCGAACCCCGCGAGGTGTCCGACCCGTGGCCCGAGCACGACGGCATGTTGGACCGCACCCGCTTCTACGGCACCCGGATCGTCACCTTGACCGGCAAGGTCGCCATCGACTGGCAGTCGAGAGGCCGCCGCCAGGCGGTGATGGACCGGCTCGCCCCGTTCCTGGTCCCCGCCGCCCGGCCCTGGCTGTACTCCCGTTTCGACGACGGGCGCACCCGACGCATCCGGCTGCGCGCCGACCAGTTCTCCCGCCCGCAGATAGCGAACGTGCAGGACATCTCCATGTCGTTCAAATCGCCGACGGGTGTGCTGGAGTCCGAGCAGCTCAACGAGGTTCGGATAGTCCCCGAGGAGGTCGTGGGAGGCCGCACCTACGACCTGATCCACCCCCGGGTCTACCCGGCCGGCCAGGGCACCGCCACGGTAGTCACCAACGCCGGGCAGATCCCGGCCGACTGGACCGCCCGTATCTTCGGGCCCTGCACCGCCCCCGAGGTCGTCAACCTCACCAGCGGTGCAACCGTGTCGATGCCCGGCCTCACCCTCGCCGCCGGCCAGTACGTCGAGGTGTCCTCAGCCGACCACACGGTCCTCGCGGACGGCCTCGCCGAGAACAGCCGCTGGCACACCCTCGACCCGGTCGCCACCTCCTGGTGGCAGCTCGCCTCAGGGGAGAACCTCGTCCGGTTCCGGGTCGGCTCTTTCTCGATCCCCGCCGCCATGTACTTCACCTGGCGCGACAGCTACCTGTTGTGAGGAGAACCGCTGTGACCGACCCTGTAGCCCCGGAGCGAGTCGACCAGCTGGAGAAGGCCGTCCACGACCTCGAGGAGCGCCTCGCCGCGATCACCCCGCACGCGGTCGGCGACGACGTCATCTACCGGCCGCCGCTTTGGACCCAGCCCGCGGCGTTCTCCGCCGCGGATGACCGTCGGCTGATCCTCTCCGCGTTCATGCCCGGCGTCGTCGACTTCGCCGACCTGAAGGTCACCCAGCGGGCGGAAGGGGCGAACCTGTCGGTCGATGTCGCGCCCGGCCATGTGGTCGTGGAAGGAACCGACCAGGCCGACCAGGGCCGCTACCTCTCCCCACTGGCGCAAAGACGGAACATCCCTCTGCTTGCCGGCCCGTCCGCAGGCAGCCACCGTCAGGACCAGATCGTCGCCGTCGTGCATGACGACCCGAACGCCGACCCGCCGTGGGAGGTGGTCGCCCTTCGCGGTGTGCCCGGTCCGACGAACCTTCCGCCCCCGAACGAGACCGTCGACCAGGTGCGCTCGTTCTACCGGCTGGCGACGGTAGGGCCGATCCACACCAACACCAACCAGATCACCAACCAGATGATCTTCGACTGGCGGAAACTGGCCCGGCCCGCCTCCACCGGGGCGATCGTCTCCCGTGCCGCTGGGATCTTCCCGTACTTCGAGCCGGGCCCGCTGCCCCAGATGTGGGGGTCGGAGCTGATCACCTACCCGCCCTACGGGCAGCCGGTCGACATCGAATACCGCTTCACCGGGCTCATCCACTCCCGCACCAACGCCCAATGCCTCGGCGCCGCCCGGGTCGGGTTCACGACCGGCGCAGCCGGGGACTGGAACCACATCTCCGCCGAGTACCCGGTCGGCTCGATGAACAACATGCATTACGCATATTTCGCGGTCAACGGGCTTTACAACAACCTGACGCTCACCTTCCCGCAGCGGATCCTGTTCTGGTGTCAGGTGCGCCAGCATTCGGGCGCACAGTCGATCTTCTCCCACGGGTTCATCCACGTCCGCATCACCCCCTCGGGGACGGCGCTCACCTCCTGATGGCCGACTGGGTGTTCATCGCGGCGACCGTGGACGGTCAGATGATCGAGGAGCTGTCCCTCGCCCGCGACCGCAAGGCCGGTTTCGACCTGCGAGGCCCCGCCAACGCCAGCTTCAGCATCGACGGCCGTTCCGGGCAGGCCCGCCAGCTTCGGGCGCTGCAATCGGATCTGCTCGTCTACCGCAACCACGAGCTGATCTTCAGGGGCCGGCTCGGGTCAGGGAACAACACCATCGACCCCGACCGGCACACCGTCACCTTCTCCGCCGTCGACTACCGCGGGGTGCTCGCAGCCCGCATCGACCCGTCCGGGCGCGAGTACACCAATCTGCCGCAGGCCGACATCGCCTGGCAGCTGGTCACGCTCGGACAGTCCGGGCTGGGAGGCCCTTTAGGGATAACCCGGGGGGCGCAGCGGGCGACAGGCGTGTACCGCACCGAGCTGGTGGAGGCCGACACCCCCATCGACACAGTGCTGGACCGTTTCCAGGATTACGACGACGGGTTCGAATGGTGGATAGACCCCGAGCTGCGCTTCCAGTGCGCCAACTGGCGGGGCATCGACAAGCCGTCGTTCCCGATCACCGCTGCGCTCACCGTGCACAGCATCGACCGCTCCGTCGACACCGGCCTGTACGCCAACTGGGTTCGCCTGCGCGGCGGCCGGCCCGAGGGGGCATCGGTCGACGACGAAGCCCCCTTCGCCGACAGGTGGGCTTCGAACCTGGCGGCACGACCGGAGGGGCGGATCTCCCGTGTGGAGACCAACACCGACCTGGTCACCCAGGCCCAGGTCGACGCCGCCGCCGCCGCCCTGCTCGCCGACAGTCTCGCCCCGCCCGCCGCGTGGACCGCCACCCTCACCCCCGACCGTTGGGCCGGGCCCGCCGACGCATGGCTCGGTGACCGGATACCGATCGTCGTGCATGACGGCTGCCTCGACGAGCAGGGCACCGCCCGCATCTTCCAGCTCGACCTCGACATAGACGAAGACGGCAACGAAACCGTCAAAGCGACGCTCGGCCAGGCCGAGACCTCCCAGCCGACCCCCTTCGGCGTCCAGGCCCTCTCCAACGGCAACGGCGGCAGGGTCGGCCCGCGCCTGGATCGTCAGACACCGATCGTCGTCACCAGAGCCCTGCCCGACCGGGTCGAACGTCTCGAGCGGCGCACCTCCACCGCCGCGGGGGTCACCCAAACCCGCATCCGGTGGGGACGCCAGGCGAACGTCGCCACCAACACCTTCACCGACCCGATAGCCGGCGCCCTGCCCGCCAACAGCTTCGTCACCGCCTCGACGGTGTCGGGCAACGCACGGCTCACCGTCGCCCGCCCCTGCCACCTCGACCTTGTTGTCACCGCCGACGCCCTCAACGCGGCAGGCGCCTCGCTGCGCATGGTCCACGGCGCCGCATCCCAGTCCGTCACGATCGGCTCGCAGGGCGGCGGCGACTACGACGGGGCCATCGGATGGTCGGGGGCGTTCAACACCGGCGAGACGATCGACCTGCTGTTCAGGGCCGGCACCGCGGCGGTGTGGACCTTCAGAGGCCAGATCACCGCCACCCCGACCGCCGCCCCCGCCACGTTAGGAGCCTTCTAGATGACCGACACGACCAGCTACCCGCAGGCGATCGACGACATCCCGACCGGCGCCCCGGGCATCCCTCTGCACGACCCGCACCTGGCCGCCCACAACGTACTGGGAGCCGGGCTCGCCGCCGTCCAGCAGACTGTCGGTCTCGAACCGGCCCGCACCCTCACCGAGGTCGCCGGCGAACTCGACGACCTTCGCTCCGCCGTGCGGATCAGATGGCAGCGGACAGCGAACATCGCCGGGGGCGCCTACACCGACGTGATCGCCAGCGCCCTGCCACCGAACGAGTTCGTCGCCCACTCGACAGTCGGCGGCAACGCCCGGCTGTCGGTCCTGCAACGCTGCTGGCTCGACCTGCTGCTCACAGCGTCTGCCACGAACGCCGCGGGCGGAACCCTCCGCCTCGCCTACCTCCAGTCGGCCCACACGACAGTCGTCGACTCCCAGGGCGGCGGCATCTTCGACGGGGCGATCGGCTGGTCGGGCGCCCCGGACACCTACGAGACCATCGACCTGCAGTTCCGGGCCGGACCGTCCAACGCCCTGTGGACCTTCCGGGGGCAGATCACCGCCCGGCCTTTGGACGGGCTGACCACGAACGGAACCTGGACATGAGGAGGAGCCGTGTACCCCGTCAAAGATAAGCCGTACCCTCGCCGGCCTCGCGGGACAGTCGACCCGCAGCCCGCCGCCATCGAACTGTCATCCCCCCGGATGCCCGGCGAGCCGGTCACGATCAGCCAGTTGCCGGCGGTGGTGAACGTCGAACTGTACGCCGGGGACAGCCTCGAAATGAGCGTCGCTGTCACCGACGCTGACGGCTACCCGTTCGACCTGGACGGCTGGACCGCCAGATCGCAGATCCGCGAAACCCCCGAATCGGGGACCGTCGAAGCGGAGCTGACCGCGACCGTCGACCAGGCCACCGCCACGATCACCCTGTTCCTCACCGCAGCCGACTCGGCCGGGCTGCCCCGCCAGGCGGTGTGGGATGTGGAAATCAGCCGGGACCCGGTCGTCACCACCCTCGCGGCGGGCACCGTCACTGTCACCCCGGAGGTCACCAGATGACCGAGCGGCACACGGCGATCACCGCGGCGGCCCGCTCACCCGCCCGGGCGCACACCACTGTCCCCGCCCGCCACCAGATCGGGGCTGCCGCCGCACGCACCGTCGAGGCGTGGACGGCGGTCCCGTCGACCGGCCAGGTGACCGCCGCTGTCGGCGGCCGCCAATCTGTCACCACGTTCGCCGGGACCGGCCAGACGGTAGAGGTGACC